AGCCTGTAACTGGAATGTACCACTTATACCAAATCTACAAGTTCTTGGGAATCCATAAGACTTTAGTAAATCTCTTTGTGTAGCACCAGTCTTTACTGTTCCTGCCATATCATACCAAGTACTTGTTACAGGCGACATCAACCAAGTAGGGTTAGATGATACAGTGCCTTGTACACCCCAAGTACCAATTTGTTCACGATAGTAACAATACTGAGGTAATGAACGCAAGTCAGTGGCATAATATGTGTAAGTAGACCACTGATTAGTATTATCACACCAATATTCATTAAAGCGAGTAGGATCAGCATAGAAATACTGGAATAAGTGTGCTGTCTCTGTAGAGTACTTGTAGAAGCCAGCTAACCTTCCAGAACTTGTCATAATTACCTGCTTACCAGCATTAATCATTGACTGAATTTCACTAAATGTTGTAGTTCCATATTCAGCAAATGCAAAGTCATTTGTAGGTATAGATTGAGTCTGTAGAGAACCATTAGACTTTACTACCATACCATCAGCTCCTGAACTAGGAAGCAATAAGAAATTATCACTACCAATAGTAGCTGTATATTTGATATTCATGTAAGGTCTGACAATTTCTTTAGTTACTGTCATATCTGTAACCGCATTGTCATACTTAATCTGAGAAGCACCAATATTAGTTCTACCTTGTGCTTGCTGTGCATCTGTAAAGTCTTGTGCTAAATTAACTGCAACTTTATTCTGTTGTGCCATATTTAAATTCTCCATTCATGATTTGCATCTTTGATTAAGAAGTCTATACCTTGAACGTTATTTGCTCTACTATATGTAACCCATTGAGATACATTGTAGCCACTTTCAAATAGATGCAAATTCTTAGGTACAGAAGGTGTATTATACTGTACTAGCATATCATTATTGCTATGAGGAATACCTACCAAGAATCTATAAGTAGTATTAGCAGTCAAATGAAGTGGACTAGAACGAGTAAATTCATGTCCATATACACCAGTTGAAATTTCACCTAGTTCAGATACAGTTCCATTACTATTACTTGATAACTGATTTTCAAAGGCAGAATCAAATACAATTCCATACCAATTTCTTTCATCTATACTGTAATTGTCATAGCATACCCAACCAGTAACATCAACATCTTGAGCAGGTGTTACTTCCATGAACATAGCACCGTAAGTAGATGTATTAACTGTAATAGTTGAACCAAATACATCAGTTATAGAAGAGGTATTCTTCAATGTATAACTTCCAATGTCAGTAAAAGGTTCAACAATGATAGGTGCTTCAACATCGCCATTACGAATCTGCATAAAGAATCTTGGGATAGAAGGTCTTTCATTATAGTTGTCAGACCAAGGTCCAATGTAGTAGTTGCCATTACCGTCATTGTAGTCAAGTCTACCAGTAGTAGCATTTGACATATCAATTTCAGTATTATTGTATGTGATGTTCTCAACACCTACAGTAAATCTTGGTGTAGCATTGATGTAACTTGCATTACTGTATGATGGACAACCAGCAAGATAAAGACCATTGCTGTGAGCATTAGAAGGTAGATACAATGTAGCATAGTATACACAAGAAGATTTAAGTTCAGTAATGTTAGGATTGATATGAACTAATGGGAATTCATTTCTACCTTGTGTTACTTCTACAGGACCAGTATCACCAACATAATCTGTATAACCAGTATCAAAGTCATAGACATACAAGGCAAGCATAATCTTCTTACCACTGAAAGCCTGCTTTGCGTAAATACCAATCAATGTAGGATTCTCAGTCTCACCATCATCTACACGAATGTCGTGGTTGATAGGAACTGTGAAAGCCTGACAAAGCATTACTGCACCATTTGACATACCTATTACAGTTGGGTCAGCAAAGTCATATACATTATCAACATTTGGCATGTCAAAGTTAACTGTCAACTGCGTATCAAGGTCTTGCTTCAACTTCTCAACAGTCTCAACTACATCTGTAACTTCACTGTCAATTTCAATTTCCAATGTATCTTCATCAAATGTTAGACCATTACCAGCCTTAACTTCAAGTTCATTTGAAGCATTGACTGTTAAGCCTTTACCATACTTGACAGATATGTTATTATTCGTAATGTCAATAGCATCACCAGCAGTATATGTAGAACCACCACCACTACCATTGATAGATACACCGTTCAGGTTATGAACTTCTATCCATAATTCAGATACTTTACCACCAGACATAGCAGCAAATGCTACATTATAGTTGACATCACGACTTAAATTGTATACATCATACGAAATTTCAAAGTATTGGCTATCGGTAATTGTATTATCTACATTTACGTTAATACCATTAAATGAACTATACTCAATATATGTTATAGTATTGTAAGTATTTGCTGCTGAAGTAGCAACATAGCTACCACGAACAGTAAAGTGATAGGAATTACCTTTCTTTAACGCAATAGAGTAATTGTTAAGATTTAAATTACCTTTAATCTTAGCCAACTGTGCCTGGGTAACAACATTAGTTGCTCTGAACTGACCATATTCAAGCGGATCATCTACATTTACAGAAAGGTCAAATGTCTTTGTGTTAGTCTGAATATCTGTAGATTCAGTAACTTGAACAGAATTGTCTTCAGATGTAATTTCAACATTAGGAACTTCAGGTGGCAAATCAATGTCTTCAAATTCAACATTCATTTCACCATTTGCGTTCTGTGTAATCTTCTTAACTGTCTTAGTAGCTGCACCATCAAATGACAATGCAGTCTGCTTATCTTTCTTATCTGCCAACTCAGATTCTATATCATCAAGCTTATCATTTATTTCATCTTCAAGGTCAGATACATCTTCTTTTGTAGCAATAATATCAGTATTAACAGAAAGGTCATACTGAACGCCATTTGGAAGTTCAGTTCTATCAACTAATACTGTTCCATCAGTTCCAAGAACAACTACATCTTCAGCAGTTGAAATTGCGTCATGAAGTGTAATGTCCTGAGAGAATAACTCTTTACCGTAGTAGTCACATACTACGATAGTGTAAGAATAAATCGGATCAGCAAATGCAGTTGCTCGACCATTATTATCAAGAAGAACAGGATTGCTGTTCACAACAGTCCCGTCTTCGTCATGATATGTTGTAGCAAGAGCAGTTCTACCTTGGTAATAGATGTAAATTTTACCACTTGTTAAGTTAGAACCATTCTTATTCTGAAATTGCTGGGTGACATCCCATAATGCTCTTAATGCCATATTATATCCTCATAATTATTTATTACCAGAAATAGTACATGTAACTTGTATTGAATGCATCTGCAGCTAGACCTCTACAACGCATGAAGTAGTCATTCAGATTTTCTGGCGTGTAACCATGTGCGTCTCTCCAAGCGATAAAGTCAGAATCTTGTGAGTCTGCTATCATTTCAGAAAGGTTGACTAACGATACAGTTGCCAAGTTAGTATCAGTACCAAGTAACATACCAAAGCCCCAGTCATCTGCTCTAGTGAATACAGGCGATGCAATAGCATAGTCATTTTCTACTAAGAAGAATCTTGGGAATGTTCTATAAGATACCTTGTAGTTAACTGAACTATTGGATTTACCTCTCATCCAAGATGGATTCCAGTTAGCCCATTCTGTCAAGCTACAGTCAATTTGACCAGTATATCTATCTTTAGGACAAATACCTTTATTACCAGCATAATCTACATAATGTGTAATACTAGATGTAGTGTATGCTGCGATTGCTCTCTTAGAAGTAGTAACATCAATCCAGTATGGGCAAGTAAGGCCATATACACCATTGAATGTGTTATTGACAATTCTTACATTCCAATAAATGTCATATTGTTCACCAGGTACGAATGCTATGTCACTATCAAATACAGAATTCTCAGCAACAATCTGGAATACTTTATGTTCAGAAGGTGTCGTAACAGTTAGCGGTGTAATGTTAAGCTGTGCTGAAGTAGTAATATGAGAATTGTATATTGCTACATTATTACTGTTGATAGTACCAGCTACATTTGAATCTTCAAATACAACAGGAACGTCACCTGATATATTCATTTGCCAACTAGAATCATTACATCTTACTGCACCCCTATTAAGTGTCCAACCATTTCTTACAATAGAATTGTCAGATACATATAAGCTATTCAAATAAGGGAATGCACTTATACGAACATTAGAATTTACAAGGCTAAGTGACTGGCCATTAAATTCTAATACATTGCTTACATAGACATTCTTAAGCTCATACTGCATTGTTGAAGTGCTCTTACCCATTGTCAAAGAATTAACAGTACCATTCTTGACTGAGATATATTCAGTAGCATCAATAGTAGCTGCAGTATGTCCTTTGAGGTCAAGAACTGTAACACCACCCTTATAAGCAGTATTTGCTAAGTTAGACAAATCTTCAAATTCATCTGCATCGAATGTGCATTCATAACCAGAAATAGTACCAAAATCAATGTTAGCAGGATAGATTGCATGATTCAAATAATACTTATCAGTGAACTTCATGCTGATGAATCTGCACTTAGAATCACGCTGTAAGAATGGGCTTTCACCAACCACAGTACAGTTATTGAAAATCAGAATGTTATCATCTGAAGTAGTTGTATTAAGAGCAGCACCACCGCTAGTGTAGAATGTTACACTAGTGTTAGTCATGCTTGCTATAATTTCATTATTTGTCCAGTTACGACCATCACAATACTTATGACGAGATGCACAACCCCAGAAAGATCTGGCACTCTTATACCAACAAGAATGAATTGGGCAACTAGAATCAGTTGGCATAAGGTCACCAATCCATGTAGTAGGCTTACCCTTAACATCAATCCAAGAACAATCTACACCGTAATCGAACTGTGTATTAGAAGCAATAAGAATACGCTTAGATGTAGTCCACCAGTTAGTATTTTCATAATGACCAGGAACGAAATATACACCAGGAGCAGTCTTAGTCTGGTCACTTCCAACAGTATCAACATAAGTAAGAAGAGCATTTACGTTAGCAATCTTACCAGGATATACACCGTAATAAGTTGAAGGAATATAAGCACCGTCAAATTTAAGAATCCAACGACCATTATCAATGTTGTCATTCTTTACAATATAACCGTTATCAGGTGTCTGATTACAGTTAGGGTCCCACACATAAGTTCTAGCTTCACAGTCAAATTCATTCCAGTAACCAACTACATTAACTGCACCAAGTTCTGTATTAGCTTCTTTTAGACCAGCAAGGCCAATTACGATAGTGTCATTCTTAACTTCATTTTCAGAAAATGCACCATTCCATTCACGAACGAATTGCCAGTTATTTGTATCATCATCTACACGAGGGTCAGAGAAATTACCAATATACTTATACAGTCTGCAAAGAACAAGTTGCTTAGCAAAATAAGTATGTTCTGGACGAGACTGCAAATTGAGATATACTGGGTTAGTTGCTACAGTATATCTTTCATTTGAACCGTCATAAGTGTAAATGTCAACATAATTGTTAGATACAGGGTCAAATACTTCTATCTTTGCGCCTGGAATGATTTGACGTCTATTATCTAAAATCAGTTCATCTTGATTAAGAAATGGAATGTACATCTTAGATTACTCCTTGATTCATTGCTTTAATTTGTTCTTTACGAAGAGAAATAGCTTCTTTTTCTACACTCATCTGTGCTTTATCTATTTCAGCCTGTGTCTTAGCCATTTCAGCAGGATTGCCAGCAGCAATTTGAGCATCAAGTAATTTCATTTCTTTTTCATGTTCAAATTTCTGGTTATTCAAAAGAATCTGTTGTTCAGTTGAATATGCCTGTAACTGTTGCTGAAGCTGTAAGTCATTGAGTTGCTTCTGAAGTTCAAGAATCTGAGCATCTCTGTTCTTGATTTCAGTATTAGCTTGCTGCAACATCTGCTGTGCCTGAATTTCACCTTGTGTTGGCTGAGGCTGTAAGCTATTCTTGAACTTGTTAATGTATTCGTTATCAGATTCAATTTCACATTCTGCCATGAGCAACTTACGCTTATCTTCATCAGAAGTAATAAGATTTGCATAAGTAGACAACTGAACACGTGCTTCTTGCTTACTCATAGCATCATCAGGGCCAGCAACAACTGTTACCTTGATTTTGCCATAAAGTGGCTGCTTATAGATTTCTTCTGCGAATAGCAAGCCAATCAACTGCATAGAATACTTCAAGTGATAAATGTAATTACGAACATTGTTATTGAAAGTCTTCTGGTTAGTCAATACTTCAGTAGCAGTTCTTTCAATTTGAGATTCAAGACCGATAGCAGGAATACCAACAATAGAGTTAGTTAACTGCAATGACTTGTCCATAAGTGCAGATACATCTTCAAATACGATTTGATTATCTTCACGATGTGGAGGGTCAAGCTTACGAGTATGGTCTTTAGAATACTCATTGTAGATACGAATTGGGTTAAGATTCCTTTCAGAATTCTGCCAATACTTTTCTCTACCTTGAAGAGCTTCATCTCCACCTACCCATGTATTTTTCGGGACCTTAGATGCACGAATGATAATCTGACGATAAGCATAGTTAATCATACGCTGAATAGGACGCATGATAGTAGTAATACCTGTCCAAGACTGCTTAGATGCAGATGACCAGTCAGATTCACCAAATACTGGAACTACAGGAATATACGAATAAGGCAGAACTTGAGGTTCTTCTAGTAACTGATCACCAGCAAGCTTATAACAAATAACCTGATTATTTTCTTTTTCGTAGTAAGTTACAAGCGGCATCATAGTCTTTCTGTCATATTCTTCAGAAATGTCAATGAGTGGCTTGTAGTATTCATTCAAGTATTCGAGACCATAGTTAGTCTTGAACCATTCTTTTGACTTAATTTCTACAATAGCAGCTTTAGTAGCATCTGCGAAATTAAGACGAGATGCATTTGGGTCAAGACGAACATTAGTTACATCTGGAATAGAATAAAGGACCGGCTTAATAGAACCGTCAATATCATAATCATTTGAAAATACTAGAACACCAAGTGCTGTACCAACTGCATTAGAAAGTGCTTCAACTGTTGCAGTAGAATTATCTGCATCAGACAAGAACTGGTCAGCCAACTGATTGAGTCGTTCATCTGAATACTGCCATTTATATGTGTTGGGTAAGTAGGTATTGACTACAGTACGAATTGCGTTCTTGACTACGTTAAGTGACATAAGAGGAACACCTTCACCAATACTAGCATCTGTAAGAGTATGGTCAAGTGTATCTACCTGGTCACCTGAAATAAATTTTCTATCTAACTTGATTTGTTCAAATAAATCTTTGAACTTTGTGTAAGAAGCAGATTCAAATTTCTTGAATCGCTGAATTAGCTCATCTACATTATATTCTGACATGTATTTTACCTCTGAGAAATTGCTGCTTTATTGCAGTATGTTATTTTCTACCTTTAACATTATTATTTATATCATTGTTATACTTATCCATACGTTCCAATACTTCAATTAGTCCATTTACCATAGAACGCCAGTCTTTCTTATGTCTTTCATCACCATAAAAGAAATGAACTACTTCATGTGATTGTCTATTCAACATTACTTGTCTTTCATTATTGAACTGGTCATAATGGTCAATGTCTAAATCTAAATGATGACAGTTACAACCTCTTGCTAATTTCTTACCAGTTATTGGGTCAGTCTTTTGCTCTTCAATTAGATTTTCTCTGAACTCTTTCCATTCTTTTGATTTTCTTACTTTATCTTTTATCTGTGAATTCTTTGACATCTATAACTCCATATTGCGATGTTGAAGTGTAATACAAGTAATCTGTATATTTAAGATTTTCCATATTTACACCAGTTGGTCGCATAGCTCTTATCATGCTAGTATCTATGACACCGCAACCATAGTCAGTATCAACTACATATACTTCATAAGAAGATTCAACGAATGCTTTATAATATGCTTTCCAAGTATCACCCGTCCATTCTTCATGCTGATGTGACTTATTATCCCATAACTGCATCTTTTCATTCTTTGGCATACAGTCATGCATTACGATAATGCCTCTAGGATTTAAATGTTCAAGTGAGTTGCAGATGTCTCTATATACTTGTGAATGTTCGTGAAGTCCGTCAATGAAGATAATGTCAAATTTATCTTTACTGTTCTTGAAATACTCATCAGAAGTCATTTGCCAAGTAGCATTACATTCTGGGTCAGGGTCAATAGATTCTTTATGTTCAATGTTGATGTGATTAAATGTATCACCTTTAAATGTACCAATTTCAAGGAATGTCTTGTAATTACGTTCATTTATGAATTTCTGTATTATATCATATCTTGTCATTTATATACCTCTCTATATCATATTTATTTAACAATTATATTATATAACAATAGTATACATCTTCGTGAAATGACAAAAAATGACAAGGCAACTTATATAAATATAATATCAGGAAGAGGAAAATAACATGAAAAGATACAAATTTATTACAATAGACATCGAAGGTGACATTAGTTCAAGAATCTGCAGAGATAACTTTACAGAAGATACACTTTACAGAGACCCTAATACAATTACTTGGCTATGTTCATTTTATAATGGCAAAAATCATAAAGCTATGGGTATTAGATTGCCACATGAACCTAGAAAGTTCAGAAGTCCAAGAAAAGGAACTATTGAAAGCACTGTATTTGGTTGGCATAACCCTTCAAATCAGTTCAATTATGGAATTACTGACTATGGAACATCTGAAAATACTGTAGAATATAGAAAATTCTTAGAGTCTATTGCCAATATAATTAACTATTGCTATCATCACAAAATAATCGTATTCTTCAAAGGATTCAAAATGAATGGCAAAAATGACGCTTACGATAGAGAACAGATAGATAGATTGATGAAAAAGTTCGGAATTGAATGTAATACAAAGTGCATGATTGACATTAACCAAATGATACCTAACTTTTATATGGCACCTACACATGCTCAAAAGGGTCAAAAGACTGATAATCAGACCTATATGAATAACGCAATTTTACATAATTTGGAAGATTCTAAGAATTTATGGCTAGAAATTGACAAGAAAATGGAACAAAAAGTTCCGGTAATACAAAAATAATAAAAATGTAATAAAAAAATTACATAAAATGGGTTGACAAAAGCAAAAAATTAAATTATATTTTATATAAATATATTAAGATGGTTGGAATAGTGGACGATTACAATTATCTGGGAAAGAATTTTAACCGAGAGGTTAGTATACAGCGTCCACAATTTTCGTATACTAACCTCTCATTTTAATTTAGATGGAGTGGACGCCAAATGAATTATAACGTAGTTAACAAAATTATAGAAATTAACTTCAACAATAAAGACAAGAAGTATGATGAAGTCAAAGAATTGACTAAGAACGAAAGAACAGAATATAGTCAATCTGACTTTAGAAATGATGTTATAGATGAAGAATCATTTAAGACTGTATGTGGAAGACAGTGGAAAAAGAATCTTGCAACATTGATTCCATTCGTAGATATGTTCAAGCATATTTCTGGTAGAGAACACATTTATGAAATTCCTATTCCAACTACAGGTGAACTTTGTGAAATCTATAACGGTCAAGTCAATGTTACAAGAATGTTACAGTTGGCAAAGAAAGTTGACCTATTGAAAGTCATCAATGACACTTATCAGTACAATGCTTGGAATGAAGAAGACAATCATTGCAAGACTTATATTCTCAATAAAAATGTTCAAGATTTAATTATTGAATTATGTAATAAGTATTCTATTACTCATAAGACATTTATTCATAATTTAAAAGAAAATAATGAATATAATAACAATAGTATACATCTTCGTGATTTAACAGAATTTAACATTAAAATCAACTCTGGACTCAATCTAAGAATTCCAGTTGCTACTGACGAACAGATTATTGACTACATCAAAGAAATCTATCCACAGATTGAAGACTATCAGAAGTTGGCAGATGAAATTAACGAAAAGTATTACACAAATGACAAATACAAGTTCGGTATCAAATTCCAGCCAAAAGTTACAAGAAATAAAGGTGGACTAATTACATCTATCTCTATAAGAGCAACTAACGGTATCTGTTCATATAAAGAACATGACAATGGAAAGAATACAGGTAGAATTTGGCGTAAAGATGTATTAGATGAATACTTTGGCAAAGATAACTATATGGAATATGACGTTAAATCTTCTATCTACAGAATAACTCATTTCTTGAACTTCAAGGTATGGCTAGACAACAGCATTGACCTTTACGAAGAAATGTATGGTCAGCCATTCGAGAATGAAGAACAAAGAAAGCAATACAAGTTATTTGCTATGAAATTATACTTTGACAAGTCTATTGGAAAGCTCTATACACATACAGTCAGATTTGCCAAAGAAGACTACAATAAAGAAAAAATTGACGAAATTACATTAAAGATGGAACTAATCAATATGAGGTCTAAAATGACTGACATTATTGGTCAACCATTTGATTCTGAAATCTTCTTACATGAGTCTTGCATTTACATGCAGTTAGTTGATGAACTATTCAAATTAGGATTTGATGTAATTCAAGTATATGATGGATTCTATGTAAGAAATAGAGATGATGTTAATCAAGAACAATTTAATGATATAGTTAATGATTTATTAGATTCTATAACATTAAATTATATTAAATCATATAAAATTTAAATTTAATTATTATTATAATAACAATAGTATACATCTTCGTAAAATAAGGAGAAAATGATGAATAGCTACAAAGACTCAACAATAGAAATGATAGAAATGACATTGGAGTTGTTAAAGAAAAATTACAATGATACTGACACATTCATTGAAAAGACTAGCAACCTAATCGAATTTTTACAGAATGAACTAAAAGGACTTGAAAAAGAATACTATGGAGAATAATATGAGCATTAAAGACATAAAGACTTCAATCAAAAGACACTTGAAAAGAGGAACATTCATCAGTGTATTTGTAACTAAAGCACAGTTAACCGCTACTTACAAGGCACTGAATGTTAACAATCCATTTACATACATTGAAAAGCATAAAAATGGAATGCTGGTATTAGATACAGTCAAGAATAGATTAACTGTATATACACTTAAATAATTGCATTCTAAGATGATTCTGGGACATTATTTTAGTTGACCGATAAATTATATTGGTTATACTAAAAAGTGTCTCAGAATTCATTCTGGAGCAATCTGGAGGCAAATGGATGGACAAGCTACAATTTTATATTAGAAAATTCAAGAATGCTGATGAAAAGCAAAGAGAAGTTATACACAGGTTATTCAAAGAAGAATGTATTAGACAATTTAAAGAAAAGCACAAGTATGATGACTTGAAAAATTCATTGCGAATTACCTCTTCTTACGGATTATAAATATATTAACATTAAGTTAATAGAGAGGTATACAAAATGGAAAATAAAAATTTTGAAGCACAGTCTAAAGCAATGAGTGAACTATGGAATGATGAAAATCGTAGAAAAGAAGTCATGGAACACATGAAAGAGGCTGGAAAGAAAAGACGCAAGCATACTGACATTGATGTTAGTCAATCTGAA